GGCATTCTTGGCCATTGCGATTGGTGAGTATCCGACCAGGCCATCAAAACCCAGACCTGGGATATGAAGCACATCCTCAGGGCTCAGGGTCACAGAGGACTCGTTGTCCTTTGCATTGGCCTCTTCCTTGCTGCGACTGTAGGTGTAATAGAGCTTGCCCTTGTCATCTCTGTCCACCTGCATCTTGTTCGGCATAAGTGGATACAGTCCGATGACCTCACCCTTGCCGTTACGGATAATCTGCGCATAGGCATTTCCCCAGAGAAGCAGGTGCGTCATGAGGGTCTCCCTGAAAACGAAGCTGGTCATCTCGGGATTCGGTTCATCATGAAGAAGGGAATACAGACTGTGGTCTATGGCCTTCTCCTTGCTCCCATCCTCTCTGTACCGATATAGGTGCAACGGAAGACCGGCTATAGCTTCCGAGAGGATTCTCACGCATGCGTAGACAGCGGTCATCTGCATGGCGGATCTCTCGTTGACATTCTTTCCAGCTGTGGAGCCACCCATGAAGAAGCTGTAGGCAGAACCTGCAGTATAGTTCCTCATAGGCTTGTCCCTGGATTTAAAGAGTCGAGGTAGTTTCATTGTTTCTCCTGCCCATCGGGCAATAAAAAAGCACCTACCGAAGTAAGTGCTTATATTCAATTATAGTTTTAAATCACCTTGGATTTATTGATATTCCCTCTGAATATCCTTTTTGCCAAAAATACATATCAATGATTTTCATTTCAGGATATGCAAAGCCACAACATTTGAGTGTTTCATTCTGAAGATCTTTTATAACTTCTGAATTAACATCTTTAAACGCAATCAAGTGTTTAAGTCCAACCCTGTTAAAATTGGGGTTCATCATGAAAACTATCTTTGCTACCCCTTTGAAGTAATCATCGTACGCAGGGACGCAACCAAGAGTCCCCATTAATACTTTCGAAGTTAATGTGTCCCAATTCTTTCTTGCATTTACATATTTACGTTCTGCTTTATTTGTTATGTATGTAGTGGGGTTGTCATCAGGACCTTTAAAATAGGAGATTATACTGTTTTTAATAGCCATGATATCTCTAAGACTATAGTCCTCCTTTTTTGAATCTGACAAAATTTTTATCAGATCCACTAAGTATGTATAATCCTTATACATCAGAAAGGAGTTCCTAAGCATACCCCAGCTAGCTAAATAAGAAAACAAATGCAAAGCCATAAGCTTGATAGTTTCTTCATCTTTGCTATTACAGTTTTTTTGAAAAAAGGAATAACAATGATCAAAAGAAAGATATCTGCCATGATCTTCTCTGCCATCAAGAAATATCTTAATGTATTTTCTCATGTCAGGTGCTTCAAATATTGGATTATATTTTCTCACTATTTATCCTCCACCAAAGCATTATAGCATGAGAAGACCTCTGCTATCATAGACAGAGGCACTATTATCGTTTCCGCATCTGATGGCCCTATCCAAAGCCATGATGGTAGCAATTGCACCATCAATCTTTTCGGTCGATTTCTCCTTGTCGGCCTTTATGTTGCCAGCAGGATCCGTTCTTATCGTTACATTATCCATCATCCATGAGAGGACTGGATTGCCTCCATGGGACAGCTTCTTTTCAAGTGTGAGCTTCATCAGCTCTTTGGTCGGAGGGCTCATGTCCTTGAAGCCCTGACCAAATGGGACTACTGTGAAGCCCATGCCTTCCAGGTTCTGCACCATCTGTACAGCTCCCCATCTATCGAAGGCAATCTCCTTTATGTTGTACCTGGTTCCCAGGTCCTCTATGAACTTCTCAATGAAACCATAGTGGACCACGTTGCCTTCAGTTGTCTCCAAGTACCCCTGCTTGTACCAGATATCGTATGGAACGTGGTCACGCCTGACCCTCAGTCCCAGGTTGTCCTCTGGAATCCAGAAGAACGGGAGTATCTGATACTTGTCCTCATCATCTGCAGGAGGAAACACAAGCACAAAGGCTGTGATATCAGTTGTAGAAGAAAGGTCCAGACCACCATAGCAGATTCGACCTTCGAGGGCTTTGGGATCCACGGGAAAGCTGCATGCATTCCACTTGTCCATAGGCATCCATCGTACGGCCTGTTTCACCCATTGATTGAGCCTTAGCTGCCTGAAGGTGTTCTCCTCTGCAGGATTCTGCTTTGCGCTCTCACATGCCGCCACTACCTTCTCCATTCCTATCGTCTCCCCAAGTGAGGGATTGGCCTTTAGCCATGTATTCCTGTCAGTCCAGTCCTCGTTCTCGTCAGCACCATAGATGACCGGATAGAAAGTCTTGTCGAACTTTCTGCCACATAGGATATCCTGGGCCTTCTGATGTGTTTCATAGCAGATGCTGTGGGTATCTGTTCCCGCAGTTGTTATCAGAAAGTACAACGGCTGCATCCTGGCATCGCCGGAACCCTTGGTCATTACATCAAATAGCTGCCTGTTCGGTTGGGTATGAAGCTCGTCAAATACGACGCCATGGATATTGAATCCATGCTTCGAGTAGGCCTCGGCACTTAGAACCTGATAGAAACTGTTTGTCGGAAGATAAATGATCCTCTTCTGAGAAGTGAGGATCTTGACCCTTTTCTGCAGAGCAGGACACATCCTGACCATGTCTGCAGCGACCTCGAAGACAATTGAAGCCTGCTGTCTGTCTGCTGCACATCCGTAGACCTCAGCCCTTTCCTCGTGGTCTCCACAACAGAGAAGAAGCGCCACTGCAGCTGCAAGTTCACTCTTCCCGTTCTTCTTTGGAATCTCCACATATGCTGTATTGAACTGACGGTAGCCATTCTGTTTGACTACTCCAAAAACGTCTCTTACTATCTGTTCCTGCCACGGCAGGAGTACAAATGGCTTCCCTGCCCAAATCCCCTTTGTGTGTTTCAGACACTGTATGAAGGCCACCGCATAGTCGGCTTTCTTCTTGTCATAATGGGAAGTCTCGGCCATGAACTGTGTGACTTTGTATTTTCCCATGTTGTTTCCTATATGTGAAAAGGACCCGCATCTCTGCGAGTCCTCTTGGTGTATTCTGTTCTGTTGTTTTCAAATCATCTCGTCCAGGATTCTGTATTCGCTTCTTCTCTTCTCAAGGTCCTGCATGGTGCACTGTGCGATGAATCCGTTCCTTGTCTCCCTGAGCCTCTTCTCAAGTCTCTGAATCTCAGCCTTGCGCTCCTTCATGATTGGAAGTGCGTTGCTGCTGTCTACCTTGATCTCGTTGAAGTCTCTATCGAATCTTGTCATCTCTGTTCCTCCTAAGGTGTATCAACCTTGTAGTGTATATATCACTCTTATCGGAACTAATATCAAGTCATTATGTAATAATAAGTTACATATCTTCAAATGTTTAAACCGTGTATGATTCGTACTCGTTCTCTCCGATTCCACCCTTGCTCCTGTCGAAATAAAGGGCGTTGTATCTGTCGTTTCCGGTTTCCGTTTCCTCTTCAGAGAATTCGCACGATACACACCAGTTGTAGTATGGGTTGAGCATACTCTTGCCACTCACTCCCCAGTAGGTCATCCTGCCTGTGATGTCAGTGACGAAGTAGTCATGATCCTTTTTAAGAAGGCCCTCCTTGAGAAAGTACATGGACATCTTCTTCATGTCACTCTTGTTTATCTTCCCATTCTTCGGGTTGAATCTGACCTCGAAATCTACTTTTATGTCCTTCTGTACTGCCATCTTTGCACCTCTCATACCAGGCTGAACCTTATGCCGTTGACGACCTCTTCGTCTTCGTAGGCTGTCTCTTTCCTTGTTATGGTGCAAAGACCGTCCATTCTGCATCCGTTATCCTGCAGCTTGTGGAGCATCTCCATCAGGCCTGTGCTGTGGTCAGTAACCACGAACGTTCTGATTCCTGCCTTCCTGAGGGACTCAACGAAGTCCCTGACCTCGTGCTTCCAGAGGAAATCGCTCAACTCGAACTCGTCTGTTCCTCTTATCACACTGTTTCTGAAAGCCCAAAGGGCCTTGTAGGTTCCACTTTTCTCTCCGTTCTCGGAAAGGCTCCAGAAGTACTTGTTTCTTGTATCCAGCA